AAAATGAACATATTTTATTTAGATACTAACCCTGCGTTGTGCGCCGAGTATCATTGCGATAAACATGTACTTAAAATGATTATAGAGTATGCGCAACTACTATCGACAGCACATAGAATATTAGATGGCGAAGAAGTAAAAGTGCTTTCTAATTCTGGTAAACAAATGGTTACTCAATATAAACTTAACGATTATAGAGAACAACATTTATATAGATGTGCTCATATTAATCACCCCTCTAATAGATGGGTAAGAGCAGCCGCAGATCATTATATTTATACTATGGAATTGTGGAATTCTTTAAATAGAGAATACACAAAAAGATATGGTAAAGTACACGAAACTTTTAAAAAGTTGTGTCAATATCTTAATCAATTACCTACTAATATAGACAAGAATGTTGGCTTTTTAGAGCCACCACAATGTATGCCTGACGAATGTAAACATGAAAATCATACTGTAGCGGCTTATCGTATTTTTTACAAGGCTCATAAGAGAGAGTTCGCAACATGGAAAAATCAAGTACCTGCGTGGTTTAATTAACTTTACAAACACGATAAAATATGCTAACCCTCTTTAAAATGTTAGTGTATTTTCAGTTCAGGCGTTGTGGATATTATGCTAACGGCCTTATCGAGGCAGACGATTTGGACTCTGCTGGCAAGGCTCTCTGGGCTGAGCATGTGAAAACTTTTAGGTGGGTAAAGGAAAATTTTTTATCTCCTGACACAAATACACTTACGATAGAGGAGTACAAATATGAGCCAAGCTCTGATGGAAAAACTGAACCAGAAAAGAAGCCTGGAGGCGAAGTGGGCCTCTGAATTAATAGCCAATGGATCAGTTACCGTATCAATGGTTAATACCTCGAAAGAGATTAAAGACCTTGAACGTGAAATAAAAGAAGATAGCGAAAAAACATAGTTCGCTGTACATTTTTGAATAATTAAATTACCATAGCAATATGGCTAAAGTACCTATCTCACGACTAAACTCTGCGCCCGAAAAATATGTGGCAAACGACTTTAATCAATTAATAGAAGATTTACAAGACATGGTTAAAATTTTAAATTCAACTTATCCTAAAGATCAGAGCGATGAACAAGATAGAAAGGAGTTTTTTTTAAGTGGCTAACATATATAAAAATGAAATGTTCACTCTTGCGAATACTGGATCAAATTTAATGTATACCGTTCCAGTTGATTCACGTACTATTGTAAAAACGATACAAGTACAATCTAATGTAAGTAATGCGACTATAACATTATCTGCTCATACTTCTGGAAATGTGGCAACTACTGTAGGGACTCAAATTGTGGCAGTTAACACTACAGAGAACTTGTTAAAGGGACCGTTGATCCTGGAAGAATCAGAGTTTTTAACTATTGTAGCAAACACAGCAAATACTGCTAGTGGTATAGTTTCTGTTCTTGAAATAAATAGGAACGAACAGTAGTAATACTTGTACTCATTTAAGTAATTCTATATATAAAGAGTTTTTAACTAATTTTAGGGATAATCAAATGTTAATGTGGTTTTTTAGAAAAGCAATATTTGTAATGTTTTTAATAATCTTATATGTGTATATTACTATATAGGAATATAAATTTGAAAAAATATTTTTCAAAAAATATAAATATAGCCAATACCAATACCTTTCGACTACTATTCAAGTATACCAATGATAATACTGGTATTGGCACTTTTTTAGAGCCAATACCTCCAATACCTATCCCGAGGCTGCCGTGAGGACTTTTTAAGGTTTTTATTTATTTTTATTTATTTTAGTATATAGTAAAAAGGAATTTAAAATTATGTCAAGCAAATCTTCTAATAAAAAATTTTATAAAGCTGTTCGTAAAGGTTTAGTTGACCCAGAAATGTCTGAAATTGATTTTGATAACTGGTTAGAATTAGATGAAAATATAGATGCTCTTGAAAGTAAAAAAGAGAAAAATGATGATGATAAAAGATTAGCTGGTGTTAAATCTGCTAAAAAAGAAGGTTTTACTCACACAAATAAAGCGAAAGTATAAAATTGTTTATTGTTTTATTTTATTGTATATATAGTAAATTCAACAAGTTAAGTTAGAATATAAATAAACAATTAGAAAGGAGAAATATGTCTAATATAAACCTGGCTGTAAAGCCAAAAGTTACTCCAAAGACTAAAAAGTCTGAGGTAGTAAAACCTAAAGCTAAAGTAAAAGCTATGGATCCCAAAGACTATAAGGGTACATATAAATATGACAAAGATAGTCGTATTCAAGTATGTGTTCCTAAAAATCCAAAACGAGTTGGTTGTGGTGGTTGGAAAAGATTTAATCTTTATAAAAATGGTATGAAGATTAAAGATTATCTAGATAGTGGTGGTAAAACCATAGATTTAGATTGGGATAGAGAAAGAGGGTTTGTTGCAGTAGAAATTATAGACGAGGCTGGTAGAGCTGGCAAGTCTGAAAAAGCAACATTTACTCTTAAAAAATAATATCTTGTATAATTTGATAATAAAAAAATTATACTATAATCTTGGTAGCGAATAGTTTAGTCATCTTTCTATTCGTTGCCATTAACAGAAAGGGAGCTTTGAGGGTGGCTATGCGTGTTAATCTTATTGTAAGATCAAACCCTCACTATTAAGAAAGGAGAATAATATGGGTTATACTAATTATTGGTATCAAAGTACTGATATTCCAGATGATAAATGGAAATTAATTAAAAAAGAATATAATGACTACATTAAACCTGTTGCAGGTAAACTTATTGACGATAGTTCTAGTGAAGATAATATAGTGTTCGATGGTAGTTGCGAAACTTTTTTCTTTACTCAAAAAGCTACAAAAGAGTCAGAACGGAGTTATCCGGAACAAGATATAACTTTCCATTGTTGTAAGACAAGAGGTGCTCAATACGATTTAGCTGTGTGGTATCTTCTTATTTGCATTAATAAGTTATGTCCTGAAATTAAAATATCGAGGGATATGTAATGGTAGAAAAAGATAAACTTGATTGGTGTTATTACTTTAAAAGTATCAAAAGTTGGATACGTGTTTGTAGTAAAGATATGAACGAAGGCTTTTCTGTCTTTACTAAACAAACTATTGTTAAAGAACACTATAAAAAAATCGCTGACTCAGGTGTAGAATTTTATACTTGTGATGACGATGATTTAGATAAAGAATATGGAATGTATTATGGTAATTTAGAGTTTGATCCATTAGATATAATGGAATCTCATAGTGGCCATACTAAAATGTTTCATAAAGAAAATAATCAATGGAAACAACTATAAGGAGTAATAATGGCGAGCACATATAAAAAACTGACTGTCTATCTTAATGAGGAACAAGAGAAAGTCTTGACCGATTTTGACCTTAAAATTATAGACAAAAATGATTTTGATCTACTACACTATACGGTAGGAATCATTAGTAAAAGACTAGCAGAAACTAATCATAAAATGATAACAGATGTAGACCCTAATACTTGCGATCCTGTTACATTACAACATAGTAGTAAAACTATAGGATGATTATATTTTTCTTGTTTATATTGATATTATCTTTAGTAATCTGTTTTATATAAGTTAATTAGAAAGGAGTTAGAAATGCATAAATCAATATATCGTGGTTATGACATCGTAGAATACGACACAGAATGGAAAGTAGAATTAAATAATAAATCTGTTTGTACATTTACGAAAGACGAAGGTGTTAGTGGCGAAGCAAGTTGTATGTGTGAAATTGATCGTATTTATAGAAATGAACGTAAAGAGATTGATGCTAATATACAACGAGTTGACGCACAAGTTCAATTAGATAAAAACATAAAGAATGCGAGGAATAATGGCAGTTAGTAAATATATAGATGTTGTATCACATAATCCTAAAGCAGTATTGCCTAAAGATTATAAATTTAATAAAATACAACACTCACCTAAAGTATTACAAATTGAGAATGGTATGTTAGCATTCGATTTTGAAGGGACTTTTATTATTGATCCTACTTTAGACGAGACAGGGAGATTTCCTGTTGATTCAAAAAGTTATTATAAAATATCTGCAAAAGATAAAAAGAGAATGATTAAGGCTAACTGTAAAAGATAATTGTATATTGTTGTTATCTATTCTTTATTTTTAGATTAAGTAAAAACTAACTAAAAAGGAGAAAGTATGGATAAATTAAAAAAAATCTTTGAAAAGATAGATAAAACAGCATTAGGAGAATTAGATTTTACTAAAGAATTACCTTGTGTTGGGGAAATAATTAATCATAAAAATAGTTCTCACGGTAAAATTTTCCATGATAAAGAAGGTAATAAAACTTTTTACGAATTATATGATGGACATTCTATCATTACTTCCGCCTGGAAAGAATTACACGATGTTGAAGAATTTATTTATTTTATCAAGCATTACGACTTAAATCAATAATTTACAATCATAAATAAATCGCTATATTAGGATAAATATGGCGATAACAATAGACCAAATTCATCAAACAAATGAGGCGACCTTATCTTCTATGGAAAAGGCCTTTTGCGAAGGCATAGCTGCAGGAAAAGGTAAGAGACAAGCGGCTGTTGACGCAGGTTATTCTGAAACGTCAGCTCATGTACAAGCTGCCCGCAACTTAAAGAAGGATAAGATTATCCAATACATAGATAGATTAAGGGTTGATGCTAGGCGCTTGACTAGTGAGTCTGTGTCAAAAGAGGTAGAGAAACTTGACAAAGTGTATGCTGATGCTTGTGGCAAGAAGCAGTATTCAGCAGCAGTCAATGCGATAAGGCTGAAGTCGCAATTGTTGGGGTTCCTTGTTGAGAAGAAAGAAGTACAACACTCTACACTAGATGCTATGAACGATGATGACTTGTCGACATACCTAGACAAAATAGAAAAAGAACACAACATACAATAACACGCCGCCGCAGGCCTTGCGGTGATGATGCTTGTTGCGGTGATGCTTGTGCCTAGTTGCTCAGTGCGGATCCTAGGATCAAGGCGGATCAGCAGGGATCAAGATTAATAAAAAAAAATGAGGGAAAGAGCTTTATCCTCAAAAACAGAAATATAATAAAATAATAATAAAAAAGTTTCTAATTGATAATAAAAATATATTAATTAATTTTATTAATTAAAATTAGAAAGTTAAAAAAATGCTAATATACTATTTTAGGAAATCTTTATTTACTCTGTTTTTAATCTGTATTTATACTTATATGACTTTCTAGTGTAGGTAGTATTATAAGAATATAATAAGAACAAAACGAGAACAACATTAAAACTAATACAACAGAAAATAATACTTTTAATTTCTTTTAAAATAAATTATATTTAATTAACTTTTTTAAATTAAATCTTTTAATTCTAAAAGAGTTTAAGAAAGTTAGAAAGAAGAAAAAAGATGAAAAATAAAAACGAAGCTAAAATAATCGAGAATAAGATCGCTTTATCTTTTAGAGAATATAAAGATAAAAAAATTTTATTTAGATTATTTAATAATAAAAGAGATAAGACGAAGTCTTTTATTATTTACGAGAAAGCTAAATTCTCAACGAATATAGAGAAAGCTTTTAATAATAACTATCGTAAAATCGATATCGAATACGATACGACTAAAAATAATAGATTTAAAAAAGTTAATCTATTAATCGATTTAAATAGTTATTTAGATAAAAATAAAAAAGACTTATATTTAGATTTATTAAACTCTAATAAAGAGTTTATAAAAACTAATAAAGTTAGTAACGATATAATCGAGAATATTAAATTCTTCGAGAATAAAGTTAATAGTCTTTAATTAAAAACTAATATTAGAGAGCGAGAAATTAATCTCGCTCTCTTTTTTTTTATTCTTTTTTTAAGTCTTTTAATCTATTTATAAATCGTATTAAGTTTGACGTTTTTTAATCGTATTAAGTTTAAAAAGAAATTTCTCTGGCTTAGGGAGAAAGACGTAGAAAGAGTGATGAATGAGTCAAATGTGTATAAATTTTGTGTAGAAAAAAAATTTTTTTTAATTTATATCTTTACAATGTCTTTTTTAAATAGTAGCCTTCCACCTTTATATTGTAAAATACGCAAGGAGTATTTATATGATCTACGAAAACATCATGGAGAAAGCGAGGACTGTGTTATCTTTGGTCTTACAAGTATACAGGGTCGTGGTCTCCTCTTTAATATCATGCTGGAAAATGGTGCGTGCTTTTGGAGGCTGCCAATTGCTGCCTTCTTCTCTAAGGATATGGAAAGAAAAGACGTGCCCGATATGTCAAACGACTTACTTCAGTTGTGGAATTGCTTTAACTATCATCATTCTGTTAATCATTTTTCTTTTTTATTAGGACAAAGAGCTAAATATTTTGGGAAAGATAAAAAACTTTATAGTGGTGAGTATCTGTTTACCGTTGACTGGTGTCACCCTGATGCCAATCTTCTTGACACAGATCATTCTGAGATTCCTCAGGAGCATAAGTGCGCTCATGTACTGGAGCTTGACAACGGCAATTTTGCTGCTCAACCTAATAACAGACTATTATGGAACATTAATTCGTTCACTACGAGAAACGAAGTCCCCGACTACAAAGTCCAATCAAACGAATGGAATGTAGAAAACAAGGACTGGATGACCGAGGATACGGATAAATTTTTCTATGAAATAATAGAAAAGAAAGATTAGGTGTTGTTTCACACGGTAGGGAGACTTACTTGAAACAGGGGTGTTGGTGGGCAAAACAATTTTGTTTATATAGTATCATAAACGAAATAGAGTGAGTTATGTCTATTTCTATTTTACTTCCTACAAGGAAGAGGGTACCCTTAATAAAAAAATGTACAGAATCATTATTAGATAATGCAAAAAATCCTGACAAACTTCAACTACTTTATGGAGTAGATGACGATGATCAAGAAAGTATTGATGCACTGACCGCAGTTAAGCATCCTTTTAGATCAGTTATAAAGTTTAAAAGATTAGGTTACGAAAACCTACATCAATATAATAATGGCCTAGCTGCTTATGCTCAAGGTACATGGATCATGATATTTAATGACGATGCTATTATGCAAACTAAACATTGGGATTTAGAAGTCGATAAGTTTGATAGTAAATTTAAATTATTAAGAGTTCAAGAATCAACTAAACATCCTTATAGTATTTTTCCTATTGTACCCTGGGATTGGTTTAGATGTTTAGATCATTTAAGTTTACATGGACAAAATGATGCATGGCTCTCAGAGATTGCATATCTATTAGATATAATGCAAGATGTACCTATTAAAGTTTTACATGATCGAGCTGACATTACTGGTAACAATAATGATGATATATTTAAATCTAGAGTTTATAAAGAAGGTAATCCAGAAAAAGAAGGAGACCTCCATCATCAAAAAAATGTTAATGCTAGATTTGCAGATGCAAGTAAGTTAGCTTGGTATTTAAATAGAACTGGACAAACTTCTTTACATTGGCAAAAAATTGTTAAAAAAGAAATTAAGCCTTTCGAAAAACTAACAGAAAAGTTTGAAGCTTATACTAAAGCTGGCGAAGTAGGACGAGGATTACAAAATGCAAAAAATTCAGATCAAGGAAAAGTTAAAGTCAGCTATACAGATATACAAAAAGACTAAGGATCCACGAGCTGCAGAAGTAATAGAGCATTTAAATAATATATTATCAACTTCTAAATCAAGAGATAGTTTATTAGATTATGCAAAGCATATATATCCCGGGTACAAGGATCCAGCTCATATAAAATTAATTGCAAAAAATCTAGAAGCTTTAGAAAAAAACGAAATAAATAGACTAGCAGTGTTTATGCCACCAAGACATGGAAAGTCTATGCTATGTTCAGAGTTTTTTCCAGCATGGTATCTAGGAAACAATCCTAATGAATTTGTAATTCAATCTACTTATGCTCAAGAACTTGCTGATGACTTTGGTCGTAAAGTTCGTAACCAGATAGCTAGTCCAGATTTTAATAGTGTCTTTCCACAAGTAGGTCTACGTGCTGATTCAAGTTCAGCTAAACGATTTCATACTATGCAAGGTGGTACTTATTCTGCGGTAGGTGCAGGTGGAGCTATTACAGGTAGAGGTGCACACTTACTTATAATCGATGATCCTATAAAAGGTAGAGAAGATGCTGAGTCAGAAACACAAAGAAAAAATTTAGTAGAATGGTATAAGTCTGTTGCTTACACTAGATTACAACCTGGTGGTAAAATTATTATAATTCAAACAAGATGGCACCAAGACGATTTAGCAGGACACATTTTATCAGAGAGTAAAGAAGATTGGAAAATTTTAGATTTACCTGCGATAGATGATAAAGGTAATGCGTTATGGCCTGAAGCTTATTCTAAAGAAGATTTAGAAAAAATAAAAGCGACAGTAGGAAACAGAGTATGGCAAGCTCTTTATCAACAACAACCATCAGGTGATGAAGGATCTATTATTAAAAGAGAATGGTGGAATATATATGAGGGAGAAAAAATTCCTACACTAACTTATGTAGTACAATCTTATGATACTGCTTTTTCAACTAGAAGTTCTGCTGACTTTTCTGCATGTACTACTTGGGGTGTATTTACAGCAAGAGATGAAGCTAATCAACCATATGCAGCTGCTATATTATTAGATGCTTGGAAAGAAAGATTAGAATATCCAGATTTAAGAAAACGAGCACAAGATAGTTATGATGAATGGAAACCAGATCAAGTACTTATAGAACAACGAGCTTCTGGTCAATCTCTTATACAAGATATGAGAAGATCGGGAGTACCTGTAGTTACTTTTAATCCAGATAGAGATAAAGTTTCAAGAACTCACTCTATTGCTCCAATGTTTGAAGGTGGATTAGTGTTTACTTTGGATGAAGATTGGACTAAAAGTGTATTAGATGAATCAGCATCTTTCCCTTATGGAAAGCATGACGATGTCCACGATACGTGTGTACAAGCATTATTAAGGATACGTGATGGGTTTTTATTAACTCACCCTGATGATCCAGAGGACGAAGATTATGAACAAAGGAAATATAGCCGTAAAGACAAACATTATTACTCTTAATAGGTTTAGACCTTTTAAAGAAAAACCACCTTCTTCTAAAGAGTTGGAAAAACGTCAAAACGATGAAGTAATTAATGCTTTTCATGATGCATGTATAAAGATTACTGATAAAGTAGATATAAAAGGCTATGCTTTAGTAGCATGGGACGAAAGAGGAGTACCTTGTTTATCTTGGTCTACTGGCCATAGTAAAAACCCTATAAGCGAAATGTTACTTCCGACCTTTACACAATCGTGTTTTCAAGGTATACTAAATAAAAAATTAAGTACAACGGAGGACTTAAATGAGTAAGAACCCATTTACGAAGCAAGCGATTAATAATTATAACACTGAAAACTTTTCAGTTAAAGATGTTAAAGCAGCTAACAAAAGATTTTATGAAAAGTTCCCTGGAGCTATCGAGCCAGCTGCTATGATTAAAAAAGCTATGCAAGATCCAGGTGATGAAGTAGTAAAAGAACAAACAAGAAAAGAAAATGAAATGGAAAATTTCATTGGAAAAATAAATATAACTGGAGGAATCTACTAATGACAACTACACAGAAAACTACTAGAACACCTGTTCAGTACAATTCAAGTGGAGCTGCTGCAGGTTTTGGTCCACAAGCTCATCCACCACATATGGACGCTGCTGCTGAAAAAACTATTCAGGACAAAACTAAAGGCAATTCTGATTTTCATGGTGACAATATCGCTTTTATTAAAAAAATTAAAAGAGGTTAATTATGTCAAAAAAAATGTCTGACGGACCTAAAAAACATAGTGATTTAATTATAGATAGGGTTAAAAGAATATTTAGTAAAAAGCCAACTCATAAAGGCGAAGATAAAGCTGTTTATGATGTAAGAGAAGCTAAATCTAATTCTTATCATGATACTAACATGAAACTTATTAAAGATTTAAAAAGAGATGCTTAAATGAAAATGACCGCCGGTGCAGGATCAGGGTTAGGTAGATTACAAAACTCTAGAATGTCAGCACCTAAAAAGATTAAAAAAAAGGTAAAGAAAAATGTCAAGAAAAGAAAACGATGATTTCGTAGCAACTAAAGCTGAAAAAACTTTTGACGATGATGGTAATATTCAAGTAGCTGAAGTAATAAAAATTGATGATAAATTATTACTTAAAAAACTTCAAGATAGTGGTGGTAATATAAGAAAATCTAAATTAAAAAATAAAAAAATGTCTGATGTTTTAGGCAAACGTAAATTTAAAAAACTAAAAGACTAATGGCTCGGATAAAGTTTGTAAACTTTACTCCTCGAGATAAACCACCTAAAAGACCTAGACGTCACAAAAAATCTCTTAACAAAAACGAAAAAAGATCGTATAAGAAATACAATCGACAAGGAAGATAATATGCAAGAATTTATTTGTAGAGATGGAAGAATGTCTGTTAATGGCATATGTGCTATTGATCAACAAAATAATGAAGATACTACCGATATAACTAAAACTATCATAGAGGCTTCTAAACTAAAAGATAAAAAAACTTTAGATAATCTTGCTGAAGAAGGTAGTACAGATTATTTTCCAGACTTAGGCGAAGAAAAAGATAAAGGAAAATTTGAATGGGAAATGGATAAGCCATCTAAAGTTAAAGATTTTAAAAATACTATATCTGAAAATATAAATGCTTATAATAGTTTTATAGAAGAAAATTTAGGAATACCTTCAGGTGCTCAAAATGCTATAAGAGCAGCAACTTCAATTGGTGCTTTAGCAACTGGAGGAAGTTTAGCAGCTATAGCTGGTCCTTTTGCTCTTCCATTTTTAATTGGTGGTGGATTAAGAAAAAAAGAAGAAAAAAGAATAGAAAAATTAACTGATCAAGATAGACAAGGAGAAAATATAGCTCCTATTGATATGATGACTTATGATATTCCAACTTATGGTGAACCAGGATTTAATATACATAATGATGCAAAAGATAAAGCAGATAATACTCCATCAGGTCCACAAAATCAAATGGAGAGTGATTATGGTTATGGTTCAGATGCAGGATTTTATTAATGGCTAGAATCAGACCTAAAGGTAGAAAAGAAAGAGCTATAAAAACTTCAGTAAAATCTGGAAACTTTAGATCAACTAAATCAGGAGCTGGAATGACACGTAAAGGTGTCGCTGCATATAGACGAGCTAATCCAGGTTCTAAATTAAAAACTGCAGTTACTGGTAAAGTAAAAAGAGGAAGTAAAGCAGCTAAACGTAGAAAATCATATTGTGCTAGATCACTAGGACAATTAAAAAGAAGCTCTGCTAAAACAAGAAATAATCCAAACTCTAGAATAAGACAAGCTAGACGTAGATGGAAATGCTAGACGCATAGAAACTTTTGTTATATAGTGTTTTCCTAAAAATAGGAAAACATGAATTTAGCTGATTTATTAAAAAAAAATATAGTAATGGTTCCAGTTGTTGCTTCTGTATTAGTTGGAACATTTACAGGTGTTAGATATATTGTAAATTTAACAGACACAATTAATTCAAATCAACAAGAAATTGTAGACCTAAAACGAGATTTAAAAGTTGCTGAAGATAAAATTACAGATCAAAATACAAGATTAACTTCTGCGGAATCTACTTGGCAGATGGCAGAAAATTTATATAGACAACTAGCAGATCAAGTTAGAGAACACGACTATGATATAAAGGATTTAAATAGGTAATGTATGGAGTGTCTCAAGATGGATTACAGATTTACAGCAATACTTATTATTATGATAACAGCATTAGCACTATTTGCAGAACCAGCATATCCTAAAAACGAATATCTTAACGAGTATGGTGTAAGATGTGGTGAAATGGAATTTAGAGTTGAGGATAGAAATAACACACAAGATTATCATACATTTAATTCAAGTGATTATGATAATGACTCACAGAATTTTAGTATAACTTATAGAAAATATTTAGGTACGGATTGTAAAACATCAAAAGAAAACGTAGCAATCAAACAACAATTGGAATTAATGAAGATGTGTGGTAGAGTTAATAGTAATCCTAGTCTAGCACTTAATGAAAACTTTGCTTTACTTGTATCAAAATGTAGAGGTGTAACTCCTGCACGAGATAATACTAGACCATCTGATTCTAAAAGTTTATGGGATGATATGAAAGATGATTATAAAAAAGAAAATCCAGAAATTTCTTTAATGGGTGATAGTAAATTATTAATGCCACCAAAAGATTTTGAATTACCGGAGCCTACAAATGAAGATTAGTGAAAATACATCAGTAAGCATGCCAATGAAAAATATGATTGGGATAGTCATTGCGGTAGCTATGGGAGTTTTTGCATATACTGAAGTTACAGCTAGACTTACAAGCCTCGAGACATCTAGAGAATTATTTCAAGCTGACTTATTAAAAAAAAGTGAACAACTACCTACCGATCAAGAACAATATATGCTATTAGAGGCACTCTTTGGTGATGTAGAAAAGTTAATTGAAAATCAAGAACAGAATATGACAAACAAAGTAAATATAGAATTTACTCAAAAACAATTAGAAAAACTATTACTTGATGTAGAAAAGTTAAAGGATAAAGTAAGACAAAATGGGAGTCATCAATGACAGAGGTAGTAGTAGCTTTACTTATGCTGGTTAATGGAGAAATTAAAGAAGCACGTATCCAAACTGGATATCATGAATGTACAAAAGGCGCACGTGTAGCTAGACGTGGTTTAAAAATTGGTGGTAATGTTAAATACCAGTGTATAAAATCTATGGCCGAATTAGAGCTAAATATTGATGGATCGTTATCAATTAAAAAATTAATACTAGAATAATCAAAATTTTTGTTTTATATCTCTTTATAGGAAAGTATGGTATGAACCAGGAGGTATACTGATATGAAAAAACAAGGATACAATGCAAGAAAAGACGAACAGTTAGGCATGACTAGAGGAAAACAATCTGGTAAAAAAATGTCAATGGCTGGTCGAAGAAAAGTAGCGAAAGCTACAAGAAAACCAAAAGGCACTTACGGTTTTAAGAAAAAAAAGTAAGTGATTAACAGAGAAGGATTTGGGAAACTTATGAAAAAAGGTTATCACAAAACTAAAAGTGGACGCATCGCTAAAAAAGGTTTGTATTACAATATGAACAAAAGAAAAAAAGCCGGAACCAGTAGACCTGGTAAAGGAACTGTTTCTGCTAAAGCACTTAAAGCGTCTGCCAAAACTGCTAAAAGTTAATGCCTTTTAGATCAGAAAAACAAAGACGTTATCTTTATAAGAATCATCCAAAGATAGCGAAAAGCTGGTCTAAAAAGTATGGAAGTAAAATAGCAAAAAAGAAGAAGAAAAAATAATGGAAGTTGAATTAGATAAAAAAAAACTACAATTTACAAATGAGAATGGTGAAAAAGTAAATGTAGATATTGATCAAGAGCAAACTGAAAAAGAAGAAGATGCTTTTGAAAGTAATCATTATTCTAATTTAGCTGAAGAATTACCTGAAACTGAAATCAATCTTATAGGCAAACAATTAGTAAGAGCTTATGAAGATGATAAAAGCTCTCGTAAAAATTGGGAAGACCAATATTCTAAAGGTTTAAGAATGTTAGGTGTAGTTGTTGAAGAAAGACAAGATCCTTTTCCGGGAGCTTCAGGGGTTCATCATCCATTACTCGCAGAAGCTGCAACTCAATTTCAAGCTAGAGCTATTGCTGAAATGTTTCCTGCAGGTGGTCCTGTTAAAACACAAATTATTGGTAAAACTACAGATAAAAAATTAGAACAAGCTCAAAGAGTTCAAGATTTTATGAACTTTCAAGTTACACAAGAAATACCAGATTATTTTAATGAACTAGATCAAATGTTATTTTATTTAGCTCTTGCTGGTAGTGCTTTTAAAAAAATATATTTTGATAATACATTAGATAGAATTTGCTCTAAATTTGTTCCAGCAGAAGATTTTGTTATTTCTATGGAAAATACAGATTTAGAAACAGCTGATAGATATACACAAGTTATGAAACTTACTCGTAACGATATTAAAAAACATCAAGTAACTGGTTATTATAAAAATGTACCTTTAACTAAAGCTGAAGGAGGTGGTGATTCTAATACTGGCGATATGGTTGAACAAACTTTACAAAGACTTGAAGGTATGACACCAAGTATGGCAGATAAAATACACACTGTTTTAGAAATACATGCTAATTTAGATTTAGGTGAAGATAAAAATGAATTAGAACTACCTTATATAGTTACTGTTGATTATGATTCACAAAGAGTTTTATCAATTAGAAGAAATTGGAAAGAAGATGATACTTTAAAAAGAAAAAGAACATATTTTGTACATTATAAATATCTTCCGGGCTTAGGCTTTTATGGCTTCGGTCTTATTCAAATGATCGGTGGACTTCAACATGCCAGCACTGGTGCTCTCAGAGCATTACTAGATTCAGCTGCCTTTGCCAACCTCAATGGAGGATTTAGAGCTAAAGGAGCAAGAATAGAAGGTGGAGACATTACTGTATCACCTGGTGAATGGGTAGAAGTTGAAGCTTATGGAGATGATTTGAGAAAGAGTTTTATCCCTCTCCCTTTCAAAGAACCTTCTCCTACTTTACTTCAATTATTAGGAGTATTAACAGAGTCCGGGAGACGTTTTGCTTCTATCGCAGATGCAATGATTGGTGATTCAGCTGGATCAGGTCCTGTAGGAACTACTATTGCTTTAATAGAACAAGGCTCTAAAGTATTTTCTGCTATTCATAAAAGAATACATCAAGCACAAGGTAGAGAATTTAGATTAATATATGAATTAAATGGAGAATATTTAGATGATGAATATTCTTTTGAAGTAATTGGTGAAAATAAAAAAATAAGAAGAAAAGATTTTACACAATCAATTAGTGTAGTTCCAGTTTCTGATCCTAATATATTTTCACAAGCACAAAGAATAGCTTTAGCTCAAACAGGAATGCAATTAGCACAAAGTTCTCCTGATATTATAGATGTTAAAGAAGCAACAAGAAGATTTTTACAAGCTCTTAATATTCCTGACTATATGGATTTAATGATTGAAGATGAAGAAACACCTAGACGTGATCCAGTATCAGAAAATATGGCATTATTAAATGGTAAACCTATTAAAGTATTTGAAGATCAAGATCATCAAGCTCATATAATAGTACACTCACAATTTATTCAAGATCCAAGATTTGGTGGAAACCCTGAAGCTAAAGAAAGATTATATCCAGCAATGTTAGCTCATATAGGTCAACATATGGCTTATCTATATCAACAACAAATGCAAGCATCAGTTCCTCCTGGTAATCCTATTTCTTCTGGAGATTTTAATAGAGAATTAATGGATGAACCATCAACAGAAATTAGTATTGAAGAAGAAAATAGAATAGCAGCAACTGCTGCACAAGCTGCACAACAATTAATGGGCACTATGCCACCTAGTGAAGAAGAACAAAAACAACAATTAGAAGCACAAAAAGATCAAGCTCAATTACAACTTAAAGCAGAAGAATTAAATATTAGAAAAGCTAGATTTATGCAAGGTGTTAAAGAAAGTGAAAAACAAAACATGAGAAAAGATGCTGAATCTAAAGCGAAGATAGTAGAGGTTGCAAGTAAAGTTGCAAGGGAAGATAAGAAAAAAGATTAATGGCAATTAAACCTGAAAAAGTTAGACAAGCTAAAAAATTTTTAGAAAATAAAAAAATATCAATTAAAAAAGTTAAACCATATTTACTTGCACAAGTTACTGAAGATTTAAATATTAGTTTTTCTGAATTTACTAATACAATTACGAAAGTTTTAAATGGAACGCCTAATACAAGCGATCAAAAAAAAGATTAAAGATCATAAACAAGAATTATCACAAAATTTATTAAATAAAGGTGTAGATAATATATCTGAATTTAAACGTGTCTATGGATACGGACAAGGTTTAGACAAAGCTTTTAGTATTATAAATGAAACAATTGAACAATATAAAAAAGGAGGAGATTTAGAAGATGAATAGTAATGAATCATGGGCAACAGATAATGATGTACCTACACCAGAAAAAGTGCCACAACCAGTAGGTTATAGAATATTAATAAGACCAAGAGGTGTAATAGAAAAAACTAAAGGTGGAATAATTTTAACGGATTCTAGTAAAAATGATCAATCTTACTTAAACAGTGTAGGTCAAATAATAGCTATGGGCGATGAATGTTATAGCGATAGAAAAAAACCTTGGTGTAAAGTAGGAGATTGGGTAATTTTTGGTAGATATGCAGGAGCTAGAATTTCTGTACAAAAGGTAAAAATGGTGTTATTAAATGATGATGAGATTATTGCAACTTTGGAAAATCCAGAAGTAGTAACTCAACAAATATAACATACATTAACAATAGTTAATGACAACATAGGAGAAACTATGCCCGAGAATGAAAAGAAACAAGAAGAATTAGAAGTTAAACTTGATGAAGTAGTAGAAGGACAAGAGGTAGATGTACCTTTAAATCCATTAGAAAAATTACAACAACAAGAAGAAACTTCTATTGAATCTACAGAAAAACAACCAGATGTAGATAAAACTTTTGAGAATGAAAGACAGATTAAACTGGAAGAAAAAAAAGTTCCAGAATATTCAGATGATATGCCTTATTCTGTTAAAGTTCGTAAAAGAATCCAAAAAGAAGTAGCTAAAAGAGCAGAAGCTGAACAAAAATTAGTTGAAATGGAAGAAAGAATGTCTAAAATGGAAAGAAAGACATATGATATAGCTAATAAATCATTAGGTAATCAACTTTCAAGTGTTTCTAGTCAACTTAAAACAGCAATTGAAGAAGGTAATACTGATCAACAAGTAAAATTGTATGAAAGTATGGCAGAAATTCGTAGTCAAATGACTAAAACTGAAGATTATGCTGCAAGAGTACCTAAACCTGCTGAAAAAACTGACAAAAAAGCTCCGCCTTTAGCCACCGAATGGGTTAAAGAAAATTCAACATGGTTTAATAAACCTGGTTTTAGAAAAGAAACAGCTATGGCTTATGGAATTGATGCTGAATTAACAGAAGAAGGTTGGGATGTGCATGATCCTGGATATTATGATGAGATGACTAAAAGATTAAAAGCAAGTGGTCTTCCTTATTTTAATAAATCAGAAGAAAACACTTCCAAAACGGAACAAAATGTAGTACAAAAAAATAATAGAGTGCAATCTCCAGTTGCTGGAGTTTCTCGTAAAAAAGGAACATCCAATAATAGAGTTAAGCTCACTAGTGATGATCTTGCCACTGCTAAAAACTTTGGTATTAACATTAACGATGAAGCAGCACTAAAACGGTTTGCTAAAGAAGTAAAAAGCTTTAGCGATACAGGACAATAGAAAGGAGCCTGACATGAAAAATAATGATAATAAAATAAATAATGAAACTAGAGCTGAAAAAGCAAAGGTTTCAAATTGGCGACCGAGTAACTTATTAGAAGCTCCTGAAGCAAGACCAGGGTTCAGTCAAAGATGGATTGCAACAATGGTATTAGGACAGGAAACGCCTACAAATGTAGCTAAACGGTTGAGAGAAGGTTGGGTACCTCGTGATCCTAAAACGGTTAAAGAGATTCAACATTTTCCAACGATAGAACATGGCAGATTTGCAGGGCATATAGGAATAGAAGGAATGGTACTTTGTGAAATGCCTACAAAGATGGTAAAACAAAGAAACGAGTATTATGCTCAGATGACTGAAAACTTAATGACATCAGTCGAACAAGACATGAACCGTGCTGAAACACCAGGTCAACCTATTCAAAGAACTTTTAAGTCAACAGTTAGTTCGGACGGCAATTAAACTAAACTAGGAGACTAAAAAATGGCAAATGTAAATGCACCTGTGGGATTTGTCCCACTAAGACATTTAACAGGCGGCGTTATCAGACCTAACGAATATCCTATTGCTAACGGACAAACAGGTTCAATGGCATCAGGAGATATTGTAACACTTAATGCAAGTGGTACACTTATAAGAGGCACAGCAGGCGGAACAGCTTTAGGTGTTTTTTATGGCGTTGAGTATATTGATACCGATGGCAATGTTAAATTTGAAAAAGTTTGGACTACTGGTACAGCAACTAAAGATGCGGCTAACGCCAAAGCTTATGTGTACGATGATCCAAATATAACCTACAGAGTTCAATGTAATGGAACTTTTGCAGCAGCTAATGCTGGAGAACTTGCAAATGTTACTATCGGAACATTAAATTCTGTTTACGGACATTCAACTGATGAATTAGATATTTCAACTCTTGCTGCAACAAGCAAAGTTTTGAGAATACTAAGATTAATTGATTATCCAAATAATGCAGTTGGGGCTGACGCAGATGTAGAGGTAGTAATTAATCTATCTTTCTATGGTGCTCAGAACGCTGGTATATAACCTTAAATATAGGAGTTAAAAAATGGCTTTAAATAGAGCACTTTTTACCAAACAGCTCAATCTAGGTTTAAATACCGTGTTTGGTATGGAATATGATAGATATCCAGAACAATGGAGATCGTTATATTCTACAGAGCAATCAATGAAAGCATTCGAAGAAGATGTACAAATGATCGGATTCGG